CGCCCTCGCCCGTGATGTCGTAGGTGAATCCGGATAACCACTTGCCGCCAAACCTGCCGGCGGCGGCGATGTCGGCGCGCCCCTCGCGAAGGATGTTGTCGGCGAGCTGCTGAGTGGAGGAGGTCGCCGCCTTCTGAACGCGCTGCTTCAGGTGCGCGATCGTTTCGTCCAGTTGCGGCTTTATTGACTTGGATAGGAGGCGAATGCGGACGGCCACGGCTAAGGCGTTCCCAGTTCCTTCAGAGTTTTCTCGATCGTCTTGCCGTCACCCTGCGCGCCTATGGCCGCAATCAACAGACTATTTGCGCGCTCGATCCGGTCGAGCTTCGCGCCGAATTCGAGATACGCTGCGATCTGGCGCGGCGTCAGCGTCATTGCATAGTCGGGCGGGAACCCGCGTCCGATGAGGGCTGTGATGGCGACGGCGATTTCTTCAAGCGCATCTTGACGGTCTTTGCCCCTTCGCCCGCCCCGCCGAAGAGGCGCGCCACCTTCTCGACGAAGGAGCCTGTCCCGTTTGGGAATGTGAGTTTCCAGATGGGCTCGAACAGCGTCATCTGTTCTTCCAGCCCAAGGATCGCGCCGGCGGTGTGCTCGTATTTTTCGTCCCCGAGATGGCCACAACCGGCGGCAATGACTGGCCCGACTGCAGCGCCGACCCGTTCGATCAGCATCGAGATCATGCTTTCACTGAACTCGCCGTTGACCAGCTTGCCGATGTGCGGAAACCGCGAAACGATGAATGCAATGTCGTTGGCGTTCAGGCCACGGACGACAGTCCGCTCGCCCCTGATCCAGACGGCGTGAACAGCCGTCGATGCTGCAATATCCAACAGGTCAGCCATGCCGGGTCTCCTTAGTGGCCCCACCCACCACCGCCTCGTGGATGGTGAAGACGCCGAAAGTCCCGTCGGTGTCGTCCTTCTGCACCTCGGCCTCGATCTCCAGCTTGGAGAAGTCGTCGGCGTCGGTGATGAAACTGAAGTCGCCGGTCGGGTTAACCGAGATGCGGCCGGTAAAGTCGACGTGCTGGCCGATATCGTTGGTGCCTTCGACCATGATGATGCCGGCAACTTCCAGCTTCTTGAAGGCTGACACGGTGACGCTCCCATCAACGTCGGGAGCGCCGAGCTCACCCAGGGTGAAGATGGCCAGGTTCGGCCCGTTGATCTCGTCGAGCGTCAGTTTGATGGTCGCGCCGACTTGGGTGATGGCGGTGAAGTCCTTCACCTTGACGCCCTCGCGGCTTGAGAAGTGCTCCTTCTTCTCAACCTTGGGCGTCCACACAAACGACGGCGCGTTGCCGAGGTCGACGAAGTCGGCGGCGCCGTCCTCTTTGAAAGTAACAACCCCCTTACCTATGTGGTAATTTTGGACCGACGGTGACGCGGGCATGGCTTACAGCTCCTCTATTTTCAGGGAATACTGGAACGAGAACAGCGCCATCAACACGCCGTGCAGCGAGCGCATCCAGCCGACGTCGGTCTGGCAGCCGAGATAACGAATGGCGCCGTTGCTGCCGACTAGCGCGATCAGTTGCGTGTCGGTGAGCACCCGCCGGATCAGCTCGCGCCGCAGCGTCGTCAACTCGGGCCCAACCTGGTCGGCCTGTTGTGCGACAAGGATTTCCGGCGTCATCCGCACGACATAGGGCCGATTGGATGGCCGCGCCGAGCGATCGTCTGCGCCGCTGGTTTCCTCGTCGCCGTCGAACACGATCGCCGCCGGCAACGCCTCTTCCGGGATGTCGACGTTATTGCGATATGCCGATTTGATATTCGGGATGCCGGCGATCACCTCGAGCAGCCGCGCCAGGATGGCCTCGCGGACGTCAATCACCCGAGCGCCGCCTCTTTCAGCAGGAACCGCACCTCGCCAAAATCCTCGCCCATCGGGCTGCCGCGCAATTCCCACGAGCGCACGACCCAGCTCCGTCCGTTGAAGACGAGCGCCGCATCGCCGTAGTCGGCGCGACTGATGCCCTTTCCGGCGAGCTCATAAATCCTGGCAAAAGCGCCGGGCCCGACGCTGCGCACCTCGGCCGTCTGGGTTCCTCCCGCGACCGGCAAGACCTTCGGCTTAGTATCGTCGATGACCGTGATGCCGACCGCAGCGGAGGCGCCCGCGGTCAATGTCGCCGGCACGCCGAGCTCGGCATAGACCGGATCAAACAGCAGTGCGCTGTAGTCGATAGCCATCAGGCGATGAGCCGCAACGCCAGATCAGTGCCGATGATGCGCAGCGACGGGATGCCGAGCAGCAGCGACACGATCATGTAGAGCGCAATGAGCGCGACGATGACCAGGTAGATTCTCTGCACCGTCGCTGGCACCGGGAAGTTGAGAAGGCCGAGCAACCACATGGCGATGTAGCCGATTAGAACCAGCACTGCGACGACGATCGCGATGTTGATCAACCCGAGTAATAGACCAGTCAGCGACATGGCGACATCTCCTCAGACGGCGTGCAGCCGCCGATACGGCCGGATGAGATCGATCACCGGGGCCGACAGATAGCCCGACGATCCGGTCGCCAACGGCGAGGTGAAGTAGGAGATGCGAGTGTCGCCATGCGCCACCTCGCGGATGTTGGGATCGCGCGAGCCAGAGGTCCGGCTTTCGTTCACTGCCTCGATGATCGCCTTTTGCAGCCTGGCCGGCGCCTCTTCCGGCAGGTCGTAGCCGCCCGAGTAGGAAATTGTGATCTTGTTGCCCCAGCCCGTGCCGTACCAGGAGGCGCCCTCCGGCATCCAGAGGCGTCCAGTCGGTGGATCGAGCTCATAATCGGCGAACGAGATTTCGAGCACTTCGTCCACCGGATAGAGCGACAGCGCCAATGCCTCCCGCGTCTGCAGGACCTCGCCGCGGTCGAAAGTAAAAGTTTCCAGCACCTCGGCGCGCCCAAACCGCCGGTCGCAATATTCTGCAATGAGCCGTGATTGGAACGTGATCATGGCCTGTAGCGCAGCATCCTCGGCAGTGCCCGTAATGCCGAGCGCGAGCTTGAGGTCGTCGAGGCTGACCAGATCCGGCCCCGCCGAGTCGGGATCCTCGCTGATAATCTCAACGATCGAGTGCATCAGGCTATGCCGCCTTATGTCTCGATTTCATCAGAAGGCTTGGATCAGCAAGCGCGGTCGGCAACTCGGACAACCGCACCAGCGCCGGGTTGCTGGTGTTCTGCTCGATGAACTTGTCCCCGGTCGGATGACCGTCCTCGTCCATCGTCTGCCGCTCAGGCCCTAAAAAGACCGTTACCAGCGGATCGGTTTCGTCCTTCGCGATCTCGGCCTGCAACCTCCATGGGTATAACGCCATCTCATTTCCCACTCTGTTCGAGTATTTCGATACGCTTGCGCAGGCTTTGTATCTCGGCGATCAGCAGCGGCACGAACCTGGAATAGTCCACGCCATATGGCCGCGCCTCATCCTTCGGCACCGTGACCGCATCCTGGTAAACTTCGACAGCCTCTTGCGCGACCACGCCGATCCCGCGCTCGCCCGTAGACTTCCATCTGAAGTCCCAGATTTTCAGCTTGTCGATGATAATCCCGGAGGCCGTGAAGTCCTTCAGGTCGTCCTTCAATCGGCCGTCCGACGTGGTGTTGTACGCAACGCCAGTCCCCGGTGCGGCGCCCGTGATGTTGATTGAGCCCAGTTGGGTGGCGCCGTTGTTGTTCATAAAATTCAGCAACGTGGCGCCAGCGATGTTGTTCGCCTTACCGATGATTTCGAGACCGTTCTTCGTCGCTGTATCGTAATAGATGCTGTGCGTTGCGTTGATCGGGCTCGCGATTGTCGGCCCGCCAAAACGCAAAGACCCGCTGCCATTGAGGTCGCCACTGATACCGACACCACCACTGACAATCACAGAGCCAGTCGTCGGCGAGGTGGAGGCTGACCCATTGCCAGCGCTGATTGGACCTGTAGCGTGGATAGCGAGCGGCCCGGAAGCGTTGTTGATCTCCGAGGAGCCATCGGCGTTGGCGATGATACGCGTGTTGAAGTCGGCCCCGGCGACGGTGACCAGATCGAGATAGGCAATCCCCGTCCCGACCCGATTGCTGCCGATCTCTATGCCCGACGCGGCTCCATTGACCACGCCGTAGCCGGTATTGACCGACGCACCGGAGATGACATTGCCAGCGACCCATAAATTCTGGCCAACGCCGAGCCCACCCGCCACCGTCAGCGCGCCGGTCGTCGGCGAGGTGGAGGCGGTGGCATTGCTGATGTTCAACGCGCCCGTCATGGTGTCGCCGGCCTTGGCGACGCGGCTCGTGTCGCTCGGGTGGACGTGATCCTGACGCGCGAAAAGCATCGACGTGCCGATCACCGCAGGCGTGGCGTCCGCTAGCGGTAGCGCCGTCGCTGGTGCGCCCGCTCCATCGGCACCAGCCGGACCTTGCGGACCTGTTGCTCCGGTGTTTCCCTTGTCGCCCTTTGGTCCCGTCGCGCCAGGAGCCCCGTCTGCGCCAGGAGCCCCGTCTGCGCCGTCGGCGCCCGTTGCTCCGGTAGGTCCGATGGGGCCGGTTGCTCCCGCAGCGCCAGGATCGCCCTGCGGTCCTGGCGAGCCCGCCGGGCCAATGGGACCGGGATCGCCTTGCGGCCCCGGTGGACCGGGCGGGCCGACTTCGCCTCCCTCGCCTCCTGAACCGCCGCCACCACCGCCGCCCGCTAAATCGATGCCCTTGATGGTGTGGTCGTCGACGAATTGCGCGATCTGGCCGTCACGCGGCGTGCCGTCGATCTCGGCATATCGCTTCGCCTTCTGGAAAAACCGGGAGCTGCTGAAGCGGCGGCCACCGGTCAGCGTCACTTGCGGAACGACGTTCATGCGCGGCTCACCTGAACCTGACCGGCTCGGGCTGGCGCTTTTCCTCTGGCCGGAAGTCGCGCCCGTCGACACCACGCTTGACCGCGAGCCGCCAGTGGTCCGACTTGCCGGGCTTCTCGGTGGTCTCTTGTTGCGCGATGAACATCGACCCGCCGTGGCTGACGGTGTCGCCGGCCACATAGGGGCGCTCAGTCCAGACCCCGGCATCGAGCGGAATAGCGGTCTTGATCTCGTGGCTCTTGCCGGCGAGTTCGGCATTCAAAGTTCTTCCGAGGTCGGCCGAGGTGATCGCGGCCCTTTCGAAGACGCTGGCGATCTCTGCCTTGACCTGTTCGACGATGTAACTGCCGATCAGTGCAAGGTCGCCGGCATCGCGGCCGTCGCGGCCGGTGTCGCCCTTTTCGCCACGAGTGCCGGCAGCGCCCGGCAGTCCTTGCGCACCATCCGCACCGCGCGCGCCGGCAGCACCAGGTGGCCCTGGTGGTCCCGTGGGTCCAGGTTCACCCGACGCACCAGGCGCTCCTGCTAGTCCTTGCTCGCCCGTTGCGCCAGGGTCGCCCTTCTCGAGCGGCCGCGCCTCGAGCTCGGCCAGGCGCGCGGCTAGCGATCCAAGTTCGGCGTCTACATACGCCTTCACCGACTCGAAGCCGCGATCAAATGCCGTCTGTAAATCCATCACGCGGCCCTCGCGAATAGGACGCCGACCCGATCAAGATTGATGGACTTGGCTGCGGCTGGCGGTGGCGGTGGCTTAGCCGGATCGGCGGCCGGATCATCTGGCGCAGGCGACGCCCCCGGCGGCGTTGACGGTGCCGGCGGCGTCTTCGACGCAAACGGGTCGTCCTGCGCGTCGCGCTTAGCTAGCGCCGCCAGCGAATAATTCTGCTGCTGCAGGTATGGCGACTCGCCGCCGTCGACCGGCTTGAGGTCGAGCCGGCCACGACCTTCGTTCGGCGACATGACACCGGCGCCGACCGCATCGCGGATGGTAGTGACCAGCGTGACGCTGTCCATGCGCAACAGCGCCTCGGTGTCAAACTCGGTGCCGAGGTTTGTGCCGGTGAGGCCGAGCGCATAATCGAGCAGCTCCTCGATCTCTTCGATGTGGCTTTGAAGGGCTTGGCTGTAATACTCGATGTTTAACGATTGCACGTTGTTATAGCTCGGCAGCGCACCGACGCCGACCTTGTACGGCGGCACATGGTAGACGCTGCACACCACCTCGGCCGACCATTTCAGGTTCTCGACCAACTGGCCCTCGACGTTGGTCATCGAGATCTTTTCATACTTGAGCCCACCGCCGAGCACGGCAACGCGGCCTTTGTTGCCGCGCATGAATTTATTCTCCCATTCGGTCTTGAACCGTTCGCGCTCGTCGGAGCTGATCTCGCCGGGAGCGGTGATGATTCCGCCCGGCGTCGACGAGTTCTCGAACAGCAACGCGCTGGCCTTCTGCGCATTGAGTCCAAGCATCGACGACAACCCCGAGGCAAACACCGGCGGCGTGCCGCACAGCGGATGAAACAGGCAATTCATGCGGTCGTGGATGATCTCGCGCGCCGGCACCACGATGTCGTCGATGACCGCGAGGTTATCGCTACTGAGGCGGTAAAAAACGGCGCCGTCGTCGGACACCAGCGGCTGCACCCGCGTCGGATCGAGGACGTGCAGGCCGATGACGATCTGGCGATTGTCGCGCACCTTGAGCACGTAGGTATTGCCGCGCGCCAGCTTGGAAAGCAGCCAGCACTCCCAGAATTGATTGCGCGTCTGATAGTCGTTGGGCCGGCGCAGCACGGGCGAGAATGCCGGATTCGTCGTCTCGCTCCAGATGTCGTTCTTGTCCTTCTCGACGAGCTTGACACGCAGCTTGGCGATGTCGCGCGCGATCAGGGTCTTGCAGGCAAAATCGGCATGAAACGACGCGGCGCTGTCGGTTCTGATCTCCATGTTGCGCTGCCAGGCGCCGGGAAACGGCTCGCGGATGATTGGTGGATACCAGCCGTCCCCGGTCGATCGACCCGGCAGCGAACTGAGCCCCTTCTGCCGTTCGCCAGTGAACGGGACAGGCAGGCCGAAAATGCGCATCAGAATTCGTGTTTCCCGTGAAACATGCGAGGCGCAGCAGCCGGCTCGGGTGCAGCGGCCCGAACCGGCCCCGGCGGCCCGCTGGGAGGATCTTTCCGCAAGGCCGTCAGATGCCGCGGCGATTTCATGTCACTCCTCGGCCTTCATGTCGCGGCGCTTGTATCTGCCTTTTGGCGGCTCGACCGGGGACGGCGCATCCGGTTGTTGCGGCGGCGGCGTTTCGGCCCGCACGACCTTGCGGATGGCGCCGAGTTGCAGTGCGTGCCTGTCGGTGACCTCGAGGTCGTCCCCCGGCGCATATTCCTTGCCTGCGTAATACACGCGCTGCTGCGCCCTCACTCTGACCATCGCCGCCTCCTTAAGAATGGAAGCCCGCCGGCCATTGCGGATCGGCGGGCATTTGCTGGCAGACTCTATCGGCTCGGTTGCCGCCGGGCTGTTTCTTCTTCGCCGCGCACCCGCCGGGCCGCTTCTTCTTCGTCACGCAGCCGCGCCATCACCGCCGCCTCGTCGAAACTCGGAGTGATGGTGACACCCGATAGGTATTGCACCGATCCGGTGCGCGCCTTCAGCCAAGTAACGAAGCGTTCCGCCCTGATACCGACCATGTTCGCCTGCCAGAGCGAGACCATGACGGTAGTCGCGGTTGCCGGTGCATCTGGCGCACTGTCCATCTGCAATGACGCCTCGGTGGATACGCTGAAGTCGACGCCGCCGTCGTCGGCGAGCAAGACGGCCGGTGCGTTGATCGCAATCACCAGCCCGGTCGGGACGTTCTGCGATGCAACCACCGGAATGCCTTCCAGCATGCCGCCGTCCTTGGTCATGTCCGGGAATTCCTTGCTCCCGAAAGCGTTGCGGCTCATGCCGATGCCGAGCGCCAGCGACGATCGCATCACCAGCACCAGTCCGTCGGTGGACTGGTTCGTGGCCGCATAGGTCGCAAGCAGTGTGTAAAGATCGGCACGCAGTGCTTCGGGAGTGGTCCCCGTCGACGGGATCGCCGTGACCCCGTTGGTGACCGAGGCAGGCGAGACGCCGGTCACCGCCGCCACCGCCGGATCGAGGAATGTGGTGTCGACCAGCTTGGTGATGGCATGCACCAGCGAATTCCGGATCAAGGTTTCGGCCGACGGTGTCGAGAACCGCATCAGCTCGACGGTGATGGGAACGATCCCGGCGATCTTGTTGAAGGTCAGCGTCACACTGTCAAATGCCATCGCGCTGACCGGCTTAGGTTTGCCCTCGCCAACCCAGCTGGCCGCCGCACCCGCCGTCTCGCGTGGCACCTTGATGTTGAACGGCACCCGTGTCAGCCCTGGGATGCGGTTGAGCACAGACGCCGCATACAGCAGCTCGATGAACTCTCCGGTGAGGTTCTGCAGCGTCACCAGCGGCGCAGCCCAGGTCGCGTCGGTGGTGGTGCCCGCCGCCACTGCGGCGCGTTGCACGATCTCCATGGGCATCCTGAGCACGGATTCGATCTCGTCGCCCCAGCCCTTCGCCCGCGCGATTTCGGCCGGATGCACGCCGTCCTGCCGGGCCAGGTAACGGGCGCCAAACAGCCGGATGTATCCTATCCCCTTCTGCATCGCCGGCCGCACTGTGACCACCTGCGAGCTACGCGACTCTGCGGCCCCGCGTTGCGTCGTGCCATTGACCACCGGCCGCGCGGCCTGTGCCTGCGCCTTCTCGACCGCACGTAACCGGACGAGATCCTTGTCGATTGCCTCGACCGTGGAATTGAGGTCATCGAATTCCGTTTGCTCGGCCTCGTCCGAGGTGCGGTCCTCGTCCATCGTCTTCTGCATCACGGCTTCCATGCGCGCCGCACTTGCCGCGCGCTTGCTTTCAAGAGCAGTGACCTGTTCTGAAATGGTCTTCATGGCGCCCTCCTGGGCAGACTGTTGAGATCGTCCCGAGGCGCCGGGTGGGTTGAGATGCACGACAGCGCGTTGCATGCGGCCTGACGCGGCCCGCTGCGCAGTGTCGAGAGATTTGATGGTGGCGATGCTGGCTTCGCTGTTCGCCGGAATAGTCACGGCCGAGAGCTCGAGCCACTCCCACGAGAGAAACCGCAAGCCGCCGGTCTCCTTGATGACCGAATGCTCGAGCGGTTTGAACCCGATAGAGAGGCCTTGCACGAGACCGGCCTTGATTGACTGCCATGCCTCGTCCAAGCGATCTTTCAGTTTCCCCGGCTCGGCGATGCTCGCCATCTTGGCTACGATCTCGATGCCGGCCTTGCCGACTTTGGCGCTGGTGACGTGCCCGATCGGCTGCTTGCTGTCGTGCTGCCACAACAGCGCGAGCGGCAATTTGAACAGCGCGCCGTCCGGCTCGACCACATCGCCTACGCGATCCGGTGCCGGGGTCGTCGCCATGCCGGTGATGATGCGCGCAGCTTCGTCGACCTGCTTGATCTCGAGCAGGCTGTAAGCCCGGTTGAGCATGATGGTTGACCTTTTCAGCGGAGCATGAACGCGAAGAACACGATCGCCACGGCGACGGCGAGCGCGATGAGGCCAGTCGCGATCACCACGTCGCGGTCAGCCATTACTTACCTGATCTTTCTTTTACTGTGTTGTCCAAATAATAGCGCACGAATACTATTGATTACTTCAGTGAATACTATACATTACTGTCATCAGAACAGAACTGGGAATGCCGAACACCAAGTAGGCACAGAGATAACCCCGAAGGGTTCGGTGAGGTGGGACCGAGAGGCCGCTAGATTCCCGCAAGGGTTGGTTACGGTGCAAGCCCGTGTGCTCAACCCCCACCTCTCCGAACCCTTCACGCGACGAACAACTCAGCTTCGCTTCGCGGGCCGTGCAATGGATCGAGCAAAACGTCGGAGCGAACTGAAGCTGAGAACTGAGTCTCGCGCAGGAAGCCGCCAACCGCATCGCCGCCCTCACCCAAGCGCCGCAGGCGAGCGGCTGGCGGGGCGTCCTTCAAGGGCCCGCGCTTGCCGATCCGTTCGAACGACGTCGTCAGCCCGGAAGCGCCGCTCAGTCCAGGGCCGGGCACCGCCCCCATTGGTGGAAAACCGTAGGCTCACAGAGGCAGCCCCACAATGAGGGCGGCGGCACCAGACATCGACGTTAAGCACTTGATACTGAGAGATTCGACGCCCTCGGCAACGGGGGCGGCTTTCAACCAAAGACCCTGACGCTGGTCATTGATCTTCTGGAACGTCCACGGCCTGCGGCATCTCCTCGCCCAGTGGCTTCACTTTGTCCGGCTTGCCGTCATAGTTTTCATCGGGGACGTTCTGGAACAGCAACGCCTCGCTCGCGCGGCGGCGCGTCAGTCCCGCCAGCACCTTGCCACCGCCCTTATTCCACTTGGCAAAC